TACTATTTTTAACTTCTAGTGTTTCATAATGATGTATTCCTGAGTAAAGATTTTCATAGGTGCCATATTTTTCAATTAACAAAGAATCCAAAATTGTTTGAGGTATTGGCCATTGAGTTTGGATGTTTGTTATATTATTTGATAAAAGAATTACCCAATCTAAAGTAGAATCGTTGTAAAATTTATATGCAACATTATCTGGTCTTTCATCACCAATAATCTGATATTTTTCAAAGTATTTCAAATTTTGAAAAATATCATCACGTATTTGTGCTCTTTTGAATAAATTCTTTACAGTAGAATAATCCGATATACTTTTTTGATCTACTTCTCTACTTACATATTCAAAGTTTGGAACATTTCTGAAATACGGATTTGCCATTTTTTAGTATCCCATTGTTGAGTAATCGTTATCTTGATAATCTGTGTCATAGATTGGTTCAAGTTCGCTAAATCCCAAACTTAAATTATAAGAAACCATGGAACCATCTTGATATGTCATATAGTTTCCTGTCGGAGTATAATCAACATTCAATGTTGTTAGTGCGCAGGTTTTTATTTTATTTAAGAATGGATGATCTTTATTTGTTTTTCCAAAAATATATCTTAATTTAAAAACGTATGGAGTTTTTAGGAATAAGTTTTGATTCTTTTTTGGAGCCATTGCTTTTTTTAAGAACACTATCATTTGTTTTATTTCTCTGGATTCATCATCATCCCTAGGAATTAATTTGTATTGATATCCAAATGAACGCAAGTTGGGACCTTGGAATAATAATTCCAAGTTCGGATTAATAACCAATCCACTTGAACGTGTTACTATATTTGCTCCAACCGATTGACCAGCAAAATAATTTACAAGATATTCTTTTAGATTTGGATTAGCAAGTGCTTCTTGACTTCCGCCAATCAGATTATCAACAAAGTTTTGTATCCCTCCATTAAAATTTCCAGAGCTGACATCATCTATCGCATCTCTAGCAACTCCAGCAAAATATTGTTGTATAGGACTCAAACTATCCGGACCCCATCTGACAGTATTTCCTTCAGATATGCCAGGAATCATAGGAAGAATAATACTTCCCTTTTTATTTGTTATTCTACTTTCTGTAGAATTTGGGGAAAAGAAACTTAATTTTTGTTCAAACTCACCTACACCTGGAGGTTCATATTCATATGCAGTAATTTGCAAATAATCATATTCTCTAGTCCTATACTTCGGATACATAAAATCAATTTTATCCGTAGAAGAACCAGATGTAGATTCTGGAACTAATCCGCCATTTAATGGTGATGGTTCTGTGTCAACATCATTCGACCCAGAAATTCTATAATTAAATAAATTATTATTTAAAATATCATTCCTTCCAAATATATCAAATTCAGTATTAATTATATTTGAAACATTTTCTTTTAATGTTGTATTGTAGGTGTTTATCCAAGAATCTGCCGCTTCATTATCAGAAAATGTTGCATTAGCATCAACAATATTCCAATAGTTTGCACCATTCCATTCGGCGAAATTGGTATTACTACCTCTTTGGAATACTTTGGGATAATCAATTGTAGTTACTTCTATATCAATAAAATCATTCCCAACTTTAGCCGATTTTTTTGCCATTAAACTTTCTTCCCTTATTCTGGGATTGGTAGATATACCTTGGTACTGTTATTTATCTATTTAATTCCAAGTTCGTCTTCGGTAATAATTTTAAATTCAATTAATCTATCATCACACCATTCTTTTGCAGCTTTCCATTTTGCCTGATTTACTGCATACGTTTTTGTTTCGTAGATATAACTTTTTGTCACTCTAGATTTTTTTACCGGAGGTGCAGTTTGTTTTTTGGGCTTCACCTCAATAACATAAGTTTTTATTTTGCCATCAGTTTCCTTTACCTTTATAATAAAGTCTGGAAAGTATCTATGAACTCTATTATCAAGAGGAGAGACATAAGGAATAAAAAATTCTTCCGAACCCCAAGATATTATATTTTCATTTAAATCACACCAACGACAAAATTTTCTTTCCCAACTGCTTCTGCAAATTATATTGTTTGGGTCTCCTTTATATTTTTTTGGATATGAAGGTTTGTATTTTGATTTTAATGATTCGGCCATTGGCTACATAATATATAAAGGTAACTGTATTTATAAATGGCTGGTTCAGCAGGCAATCCAAAGTATTATAATGTAAGTGAAATAAAAAGTAGAGTATTAAATATTGCTCAAACTTCTGTATATCATGTAAAGTTTGCAATCCCGAATCCGGTTAGAGCATTTTTAAGTTCAAAATCTATAGATTATAATCAAATTTCTGATATAGAATTATTGTGCTCGGAAACTTCTCTTCCAGGAACTTCTTTGGCAACTCAAGAATCGCAAAATGATTTTCATGGAGTAACTGAGCAGATGGTTCATCGTAGAATTTATGATGATACTTTAAATTTAACTTTTTATGTTGATAGAGATTATCGAGTGATTGAATTTTTTGATTCTTGGATTGATTTTATTGTTGGTCAAGGAACATCAAATAATACTTTTGATGTCAATGAATATTCTGGAAATTATGTTCATTATAGAATGAGTTATCCTTCAACATATAAAGAAAATATTCACATCGTAAAATTTGAAAAAGAATTTGGAACGAGCATGAAATATAGTTTCATAAATGCATTTCCAAAATCAATAACATCTATGCCAGTTTCTTACGAGCAAAGTCAACTACTTAAATGTAATGTGTCATTCTCTTATATTAGATACGTAAGAGAACGTTATGGTGATGGAAAGATTGGTACTATTCCAGATCCAAGATCTCCCGCAATTGCCGAACAAAATTCTTTAAACTTTGATGGTAATGCCGGAACTACCAATATCTTAGGCAATAACTCAACGGATTTGGAAAGATTAAGAGCTGCTTCTGCTGCTGCAACTTTACTTAGATCTAAAAATGGTCTTGGAGAAAGAGTGTTGGAAGGTAGAGGTAGATCTCAAGATGGTCAAAGAGTTGGTGATTTTATTAATAATGCATTTTAGTTTGGTGTACTAAATATCAATATCTGAAATCATTATAGGACATTATGCCTTTACCAACAATTGCGACTCCTTCATACGAGCTTGAGTTGCCATCTACTAGAAAAACAATTAAGTATAGACCATTTTTAGTTAAAGAAGAAAAACTTTTAGTTCTTGCATTAGAATCAGAAAGCAATAAAGAAATTTCTAATGCGATTAAAGCAGTTCTTAAAAATTGTATTCAAACAAAAGGTATCAAAGTAGAACATTTACCAACTTTTGATATTGAATATTTGTTTTTGAATATCCGAGGAAAATCAATCGGAGAAGAAATTGAAGTTAATATTACAGCTCCTGATGATGGGATAACTCAAATCTCAGTAAAGATTGCTATCGAAGATATAAAAGTAAAACGAAATAGTGAGCACACAAATAAAATCAAATTAGATGATACTCTAGTGATGGAAATGAAATATCCATCTTTAGATGAATTTGTGAAAAATAACTTTGATATTGATGATGATAAGAACATCGATCAATCTTTTGATTTAATTGCATCTTGTGTAGATAAAATTTATAATGAAGAAGAAGTTTGGTCATCTTCTGATGTCACTAAAAATGAAATTGTAGATTTTCTGGGGCAAATGAATAGCATTCAATTTAAAGATGTAGAGAAGTTTTTCTCGACAATGCCAAAACTATCTCATGAGATTAAAGTGAAAAATCCAAAAACAAATGTAGAAAGTACTGTAGTATTGGAGGGATTGACAAGTTTTTTCGCCTAGGAATGATACATATGGATCTTGAAAATTATTATAAACTTAACTTTGCTCTACTTCAGTATCATAAATATTCATTATGGGAAGTAGAAAATTTGATTCCTTGGGAAAGAGACATTTATGTTGCTTTACTTCAAAATCACCTTGAAGAAGAAAAATTAAGACAACAACAGAACGGCGGATAAAACTTCCATGATAACTGATCTTCCAAATAATCTATCCATTAATAGTTTTGGAATAAATCCTTCGTACATGAAAGGGGGTGAAAGGTGGGAGCCAGAGTTTCAATCTGATTTTGACCTAGCAGTTTATTACGCCGGAAAAAATGTAAAACCAAGAGGAAAAAATCAAATTGCCATCAGAAATTGGATGGCAAGTCTTGGTTTATCTTTTGATGATATAAAGAATCATAGACAGAAAATAAGAGATAAATTAAAAAAACTTACTGATGAAGATAATGCTTGGGAATTATTTCCATATGTGGGAGTTCCCGCAATTCCTCAGAGTTTTAGTGTAAATCCGCAAAATGATGTTGATGATGAGGAAGATGATGATGAAATCCCTGAAGGATTGGATGAACTTTTAGGTAGTATTGAAGACCAAGAAGAAAAAATTCCTAAGGGATTAGATGACCTTTTAAAGGAAACTGTTGGAGAAGTAAAAAAGAAAGATACTCCAGGTGGTTTTGCAACACTTGCAACCATACCAAAAAAATATGACGATCTAGTTGATGAAGAAATAGATTCTCAAATTCTTTCTATCTTAGGATTGGAAGATGTATTTGATTTAACTTATGAGGAGTATGCTTCACTCTTAAAAGAAGCATCAATTAAAGGTAGAATGCCAAACTCTCAGATGACTACTGAGAGCATTGAACTCGTTACCAATGAACTTAAGCGAGTCAAAGGAAAGACTGGTAGGTTTAAAGTAAAAGAAAAGAAAGTTAATATAGATAAAGTTTTTAATCGTAAACCTGGTGCGATTAAAAAGGTAGATAGTCTTAAACCGGAAGATAAGGAATCTGAGAAAAGTGAATCAATAGAAAATGAACTTACTAATGGTATTGGAAATATTTTAGAATCTTTAATTACCATTAGAAATGTATTAGAAAAACAATCTGATATTGAAAAGAAAGATAAAGAAAATCAAAGATTAATCAATGAAGAGGAGAAAAGAAAAGAAAAAGAAAAAAACTTAGAAAGAAAAAAGAAAGGAAGTTTAAAAATTCCGAAGGCAATAGAGTCTCCAGTCACTAATTTTTTTGATGCTATAAAAAAATTCTTTACAAATATACTATTGGGGTCTGCAGTTGTTGGTGCATTAAAGTGGTTACAAAATCCGGAAAATAAACAAAAAGTTGACGACTTTTTCAACTTTATGTCAGAGCATGGACCAACAATTGTTAAGGGTCTTTTAGCATTAGTTGCTCTGAGAATCGGGTGGAAAGTATTTAAATTTGTCAAGATGTTATATGATGCTTTTAAGTGGTTTAGAAATCTTAGAAAACCTCCAAACCCACCTAAACCACCTAAACCACCAAAGGGAGATAAACCACCAAGAGGAGATAAACCACGAACATCAGGTTCAAGAGGTGGTAGATTTTTTAGAAATTTAAAACCAAGACTTGGTGGTAGAACTGCATATACCTCTCCTATTGGTCCCCAACCACTAGATTCTGGCCCTAAAGGATTAGGTAATTGGGCAAAAGCGGGTGCAGATGAAGTTGGAGATGTTTTTGGAAATGTTCCTAGATTAGAATCCCAAGCAGTAAAACCAGGATTAGTTCAAAGAAGTATGAATTTTCTTGGTAGAACTAAAGACAAAATTTTTGATT